ATGAAACCACTTATGTTAATCTCCATTCTCTTCGCGCTCGCAGCATGCAGCAAAGAAGAGCTGCAGCCCGAGCCACAAAAGCTCACTTACCGAATCACTGCCGGCGTCGCATCCGAAGTCGTCATTTACCTGCACCGCACCGATATGGTAGTCCGCGACACCATCTACGGCCAGGTACTTTATTATGATGAAGCGCGCCCGGGCGATATCCTTCGATTCCAGCTTCAATCCCTGGCGTCACCACACGTGTCGGTTAACATCGAGTACGGAGGCACTCATCTTTTACACCAGCAAGGCGGTCCAGACGGCTTTATCCAAATCGATGGGAGGCTACCACGATGAAGCGCTCGGACCTCAAGCAAGGGACATTATTCCGATTAAAAAGACCGACGTCTATCTACTACGAAATAATGCGCAACCCAGCTGGGCTATATGTTTCTTCTTTAGTAGACGCTGAGCGCGAGAATCCCTTCGAAGGGTGTCTCAAAGAACTCGAAGGCTACATCAATGAATCTCGCTTCGAAGGCTACCTCAAAGAAACCGACAGCAACAAAGGGTTCACACTTACGCGACACATACTTGGCAGGCAAGTCGGCGCCTTCTTCCCCTTCAACAAATTCGAAGTAATCAAATAATCATCATGGCAAAATCAGAAAACATCAACGTTATCATTCAAGACGTTCAACCCACAGAAACCCTGCGCGACGGCCTCCAGCGGCAAACCATCATTCTGTTAGAACCGGGCTACGTCGACGACTTCGGCGAAAAGAAAGGTCGCGATAACCAATGGAAAGAGAGCATCTATGCGGACCGCATCCAAAAGTTCGGCATCACCACCGCTCACATCAATCGCAAAGCGAAAGTCCGGCTGGCGTTCACCTCCACCGAATCCATCATCAATGGCGGTATTCGTAAGTACGAAGTATCCGCCCGGTTGAACGATATCGATTTAATTCAATGAGAGCCTTCACACCACCTACACCGCCAGTATTTCCGCCCGATCGGAAGGAAAGGCACTTTGCAGACGATCCGGTCACCGGCGAAAGCTACTTCCATTTGCAGCCGGTCGAAAAAGTATCGCTATGGATACTTGTAGCCATTCTATACATCGCCCATGCCTTCATCATCGGCATGCTGGCCATCCTTATTTACGAACAAAAAACCACCAACATGGACACAACACAAAAGACCGTATACATTTCCGGTCCCATCACGAAAATCCCACATGGCAACGTAACCACGTTTGCCGCCGTTACGCGGGCCGTGCGCAATCTCGGACACATCGCCCGCAACCCGCACGAGTTTTGTCACGATATACCCAAAGACGCCCCGTGGGAAACGTTTATCCGCCGCGGCATCCAACAACTCATGGACTGTACCGATATCGTTATGCTTCCCGGATGGGAAAGCTCAGACGGAGCCGTGCTGGAGCAGATGACCGCCCAGTATGTCGGCATCACCTTACACAATAGCTTCGAAGAGTTCCGCTTGTCTACCATCAACGAAGAAATAAACGACATCGTCAATGGATAGCGCCACACAATCCGTGGCTGTCGACTGGATACTGGGCAACGTTATCGGTATCCTGGTCGTCGCCGCCGCACTCATTTTCATTAAGCCACGTAAAATCAAAAACAAATAATCATGGATGAATTAAAAGTAACACGAGAAAACGCATTGGCTGCACACGCCGAAGCAAATCAAAAGGGGAAAGCCCTGCTCGAAAACCTGTTTGGAAAGAAAGTCTTCCAACGCGAAGTGACCGAACGGATTAAAACATTCGACGATGTACTCGACGAACTGGGCATATCAGCGGTCGAATTTGCTGCCGCAACCAAAGGTCTATCTCATGACGAAATCGCCTACCGGCAGATAAAACTAATCGTCCAGGCACTCAATGAAGGCTGGCAACCCGACTGGACCGATAGCGACCGGTACAAGTATTACCCCTGGTTCGACCTCTCATCCGGCCGCGGGCTGTCGTACAACGCTTGCGCTTACGGTTATGCGCGCTCGGGTGTCGGCTCCCGCCTTTGCTTCAAAAGCCGTGAGCTGGCCGAGTACGCCGGAACCCAGTTCAAAGACCTTTACGAAGACTATTTCCTCATAAGGCCTTAACACAGCAGGTGGTGCGCCGCCATGGTTGCCGTTCCGTTCGTGTCCAGCCGCAGGCTGTCGTACAACGATTACGATAACGATTATACGAACTCGAATGTCAGCTCCCGACTATGCTCACTTCGCGGCGCAGACCTTGCCAGCACGGCAAAAAACAACAGTTTAAACGGGTGCCAGTATCCCATTTTGGTAGAGACCGCTCCCAATTAAAGCAAAGGCATGAAACGATTAAATAACCTGTACGAAAAAATCACCAGCATCCACAACCTGGAGCTCGCAGACGATATCGCTTGCAAGGGCAAAGCCAACCAATACGGCGTCATCAAACACCGCCAAAACCGCGACATGAATCTGCTCGCCCTCCAAAACATGCTGCTCAATAAGACCTACCGCACGTCGCCATACACCACCTTCAAAGTGTATGAGCCCAAAGAGCGCGAAGTCTTCCGACTGCCGTACTTCCCAGATCGCATCTGCCACCACGCCATTATGAATGTGCTTGAGCCGATCTGGGTCAAAACATTCACGGCCGACACATACAGCTGCATCAAAGGCCGCGGCATCCACAAAGCCAAAGCCAACCTCAAGCAGTACTTAAAAGATGTGCCTGGCACAACGTATTGCCTCAAGCTCGATATCACCAAGTTTTACCCATCAGTAGACCACGATATCTTAAAAGCCATCCTACGTCGCAAAATCAAAGACCGCGACCTCCTATGGCTGCTCGATGGCATCATCGACTCCGCTTCCGGATTACCCATCGGCAACTACCTCAGCCAGTACCTGGCCAATCTTTACCTTACGTACTTCGATCACTGGCTCAAAGAGCGGCAAGGCGTCAAGTACTACCTAAGGTACGCCGACGATATGGTCATCCTGTCATCCAGCAAGAAGCAACTGCACCAGTTGCTGGCCCGTATCCGCCAGTATCTATCCACCGAGCTGAAACTATCCATCAAAGGCAACTATCAGGTATTCCCGGTCGCCGCCCGCGGCATCGACTTCGTCGGATACAGGTTCTGGCACACCCACATCCTGTTAAGGAAATCAATTAAGAAGCGCTATGCGCGGATGATGGCTCGCCGTCCCAACAGGGCATCCATTGCCGCCTATTACGGTTGGGCCAAGCACTGCAATAGCAAAAACCTAATCAGAAAGTTCAATGATCAATTTCAAAGACCTCAATATCAAAACCGAGGGCAAGCCGTTTGCCGGTCACAAAATCCGGATGGTCGATTTGCTAAACAAAGAAATCACCGTACGCGACTACAAAATCAAACAAAGCAAATTCAAGCAAGCCGAGGGGCAAACATGCCTGCATCTATCCCTCGAAGTTGATGGCCAACTACGCGTGGCATTCTGCTCCGGAGCCGTGCTAACGCAGCAGCTCGAAGCCGTCCCGCGCGATAAATTCCCCTTCCGGGCAACCATCAAAAAATTAAACGACTGGTACGAATTCACATAACACAATAGCCGATAAAACAACATGCAGTACATAGACGCAGACGAAATACTAAGAGCCACCAACGGGGGGCTCGACATCATCAAAGAAGTATACCCCGATGCCGCCGAAAGCGAGCACAAGAAAAACCGTAAATTCAAAATTCGGCAAGAAAAGACCCCGTCTGCATCCCTCCATTGCAAAAAAGACAGCGGCAAGGGTATGGATATCTGGCTCGTTACCGACTTCGGTGGCGATTCCAAACCACTCAACGGCATCCTATGCTACGCCAAAGAAAACGGCCTCACCTACATCGAAGCCATCCAACACCTCGCCCAGCAGTACGGACTCACCTGCAACGATCCGCAAGACTTACCGCGCCCCGACTACAGCGAGCGGTCAGCCACCGCAGACGAACCCGAAGGCCACAAGTTCTTCGAGCTCCGCGAAAGCTTCACCGATGCCGAGATCGAAACCCTGTTCGCCCCCAATGCCCTACGGTACGTCGGCTGGTACAGCGGCGAAGAAAAACGCAAAAAAGCCTACAGCAAAATAAAAGCAGTCACCACCAGGTACAACCTTTATCCAGCCGTAAGCCATAGCCTCGTCAAAAACCGCAAGGTCATGACCTTCGCCAGCAACGAGCGCTATCCCATCTTCATCTTCACCGAAGACGGATTCTCCAAAATCTACCAGCCCAAAAGCAAAGACCACCGGTTCTCATACATCGGCGAACGCACCAAAGACTATATGCACGGCCTGAAAGCCGCCCAGGCTGAATACAAAAAGCGCGAAGAATCCGCTCTTGCTGACGATGCCGACTACAATGACGACGATACCGAAACCCAGCGCCAAAAGCGCAAGGTTGAGAAAATCCCCGAAATCATTCTCGCATCCGGCGGCTCCGATGCGCTCAATCTCGCACTGCTCGACTACTGGCCCGTATGGCTAAATTCCGAGACCGCCGAGTTCACCGAAAGCCATTGGTTTGCTCTGCTCAAAATAGCCGATAAGGTCTACCAGCTGCAAGACATCGACGCCACCGGCCGCGCCGAAGCCCACAAGAAAGCCATGCGCTATCTCGATTTACACACCATCGAGCTGCCCGCCATACTCACCACTTACAAAGACCGCGGCAAGCCCTGCAAAGACCTTCGCGACTACCTCAGGTACTGGAAAGTTAAAGACTTCCGAGACCTCGTCACCACCGCGCTGCCATACCGATTCTGGGACCGCAAGCCCCAGTACACCGGCCGCGGTTCCGACCGCATACTCACCGGCTACAACTACGAGTTCAACAACGTGCAGGCGTATAATTTCCTATCCAAAAACGGATTCTACCGTCTTGCCACCGAAGCCAGGAAAACCGGCTATATGTTTATCAAAGTAGAAGGCAACATCGTGCGCGAAACCGAAGCCAACGAGGTCAAAAACTTCGTGCATGAGTTCCTCAAAGAGCGGCTACTTGATAACGATCTGCGCAACGCTATGTACCGCACCACCCAGCTTAGTGAGTCCAGCCTGAGCAACCTACCATTCATCGAAATCGAATTCAACGATACCGATAAGCACGAGCAATACTACATTTTCCAAAACACCACCCTGCAGATTACCGGTACCGAGATCATCCAGCACCAGCCCGGGGCCATCAATCGCTACGTATGGCAGCAAGATGTCATCGAGCACTTCTACAAAGCCGTAGACCCGGCGTTTACCATCACGTACGACGAAGAGCACGACCGCTACGACATCACCGTCAACCACTGCGAAGACCTCTTTTTCAATTACCTCATACAAACATCCCGCATCCATTGGCGCAAAGAGCTGGAGCAACAAATCATGACCCTCAAACCCGAAGAGCGCGAAGCCTACCGGCAAGAAAACAAATACAACATCGCCGGTCCGCTGCTTACCGACGAGGAGCGTGGCGAACAAAAGAAGCACCTGCTCAATAAGCTATTCGCCATCGGCTACCTGCTACATCGGTTCAAAGATCCCCGCCGCCCCTGGTGCATCTTCGCGATGGACAACAACATCAACGACGATGGCGGCAGCTACGGCGGTTCCGGCAAGTCCATCCTCTTCCACAAGGCCATACCCTACGTATTGCGCAAATATTTTTACCTCGGTGGCCGCAACCCGAAGATAACGGACAACCCACACATCTACGACGGCCTTACCGAGCATCATCGTTACGTCTACATAGACGATGCTGACGAATACATCAACTTCAAATTTTTCTTCGATGCCATCACGGGCGACCTCAAGGTCAACCCGAAAAACATGCAGCCCTATGTCATCCCGTATACCAAAGTGGGCAAGTACGCCATCACGTCAAACTTCACGCTCCGCAACCTCGATCCGTCCACCGAACGCCGGTTGTTATACACCGTGTTTTCCGACTATTACCACAATGCAGGCGAAACCACCGACTACCACGAAAGCCGCTCACCCGGCGACGACTTCGGCAAGAACCTCTTTATGGATTTTACCGATGCCGAGTGGAATCACTTCTACGTCACCATGATGCATTCGTTGCGCCTTTACCTGAGCGTGGCCAACAAAATAGACCCACCCATGGGCAACGTGTCAAAGCGCAATTTGCTTTCCGAAATGGGGCCGGATTTCGAAGAATGGGCAACCGGATATTTCGATGTTAATGGCGACAAGGTGGACCGGCCCATCGTGCGCGAAGAGGCGAAAGCCGATTTCGACCACCGGTACCGAAACCAGTGGCGCACCAATCGCTTCACGCGCGCGCTCCGTGCCTTCTGCAAGTACCACAATTACGTGCTAAACCCCAAAGAACTCATCAACACTACCGGCGCTACACCGCGCATCGTTATGCGCGTAGATGCCCGTAAAATGGATAGGAACGGACAATGGATTGAGTCCGGCGAGAAAGTTAGTAAGGATATGATTTACATTCAAACCAAGTTTGATGTTCCCCCCACGCTCAACATCGACCCTGCACTGGATCTTCCGGAAGACCAGCGTCCGATAAAGCCAAAAGACGAAGACGACGATTTACCCTTTTAATAACTATTAACATGGAACCAATTACAGATTACAGACCGCCCTTTTACCTAGGCGAAAAATTCATCGACGGTAAAAGCCGCACGTTCGAAATTATCGAAACCCACTGGGGCCTTCCCGGTCAAGACGACAACAAAACGATCGGCAGCACAATCGAGATGTCCAACGGCCACAAAATCAATATTCATGGCTCGCCCGATAAGTCCGTGCTGAAAAAGGTCGGGTTTAAACAGCTCGATAACCCAACCGCCCACGTCAACACGCACCCAGTGGAGACCATGCAGGAACTGATTCAGGAACGGAAAATCGTAATGATATGAAAAAGCAGTCGTCGAATTTCGGTGAGGGGTTGGATTGGAATGTTTTTGTGGGGCCAAAACTCTATGAGAAAATTGAAACTGCCTTCGAAACCGAATGGGAGAAAGTTGACCGTATAAATGCTCAACGCCGCAAGTATCACCAGCGCCGTTACCGGCTCCATCGCATGGCCCGTCGGTACGGCATCAAGGTAAATGCCGAAATCCGCGAGCTGGATATCGCGCCCTATCGGACCCCTCAAGATTTCCCGGTCCCTGGTAGGTATTACCTCAACCAACTGCTTAAACTAGGCTACAACATCCAACTGAAACTATTATGAAATTAAGGAGCAATGGAAAGCCTACGCGGATAGCGTGGCCCCGGGAGGTAAAGCGCTTCATTAGGGAGTATAAAGGAAAACTACACAATACGGAATTGCTCAAGCAGGTATCCGTGATGATGGGGCGAGAAATAAACATGTCCACCTTTCGCCACCAATTGGAGCGGATGGGGTATCGACCGAATAAGTTGGTGCATTGGACGCCAGGCCAAACGCAATTTCTCCTGGACAACTACCAAACGATGGGCAACCTCGAACTGGCGGACAAATTAAACGCGCTTAAGTTGTCGAAGCGAAAGTTTGTCAAGAAGCACATCGAAAAGAAGATGGTTTTACTCGGCCTGGAAAGAACCTCCGAAGAGCTCCGTGCAATCGTCGAAAGCCACAAGAAGCGCCATCGTTACCCCGGGCGTGTAAAAGCGCATCCTGAGGGCGCAATCCGGATATGGTCGGTCAACGGTACGCCATTCGAGCATATAAAGATTAACGGTACGTTCACCAAATATGCGAGGCATGTATACGAGCAGCACCACGGCCCGATACCCAAGGGGCACATGATCGTGTTTAAGGACTGCAATACGCTCAACACCGATATCAGAAACCTCCTAGTAATTCCCCGCAAGGGAATGGGCAAAGAATACCATCGCAAGATTAAACGGATCGCCAACCAAAACTGGAATCGGCTTACATTACTCAAAACGAAAATGGAGCCGACCGTTTCGCGGCCTGCGCTTCGCCCCCAAAGCCACAAAATAAAAGTCACCATAAAGCCGGGTTTAGACATTTATGTGAAGCCGGGCACCGATCTCAATGAAATTTATCGCAAGTACGACGTCCCGCTGAAAGAGCAGATCAGGGCGATCGATAACAGAATATAGACATATAGCAGGCTACAATGATGAAATCACAACTCAATCTATTCAGTGCCTACCGCAGCACGTTCCACGAGCAAGAAGAGCTCACTATCCGAAGCATGCAATCATACGGACCGTTGTATGATCATTGGGTATTCGCGTGGAGCGGCGGCAAAGACAGCTCAGCTACACTAACATATATCATTTACTTAATCGAATCTGGGCAAATCGTTGCCCCCAAAAAGATTACAGTATTGTTGGCAGATACTCGACTAGAGCTGATGCCCCTTTGGTTAACTGCACAAACGATAATCGAGCAGCTTCGTGCCCGAGGCATTGAGGTACACATCGTAACGTCAGAACTCGACAATCGGTTCTTCGTCTACATGTTTGGCAGGGGAGTGCCTCCACCATCCAACACCTTCCGTTGGTGTACGCCTAAGCTCAAGATTGATCCGATGATGGGCAAGCTACACGATCTGTACGATCACAATGGCGGCAAATTTCTTTTACTTACCGGCGTTAGGCAAGGCGAAAGTGCTCAACGTGATGGGCGCATAGCTATGTCGTGCGGAAAGAACGGCGCTGAGTGCGGTCAAGGTTGGTATCAGATTACCGCCCCGGATGATATCTGCGATAAGCTCGCGCCATTACTTCATTGGCGTGTATGCAGCGTATGGGATTGGCTCAAAGTGTTCGCCCCGTCTGCCAAATACGGTTCATGGGCCACGGCTGCGATTGCTGATTGCTACGGCGGCGATGCCGCCGAAGAAAAGAATGCGTGTACCGGTTGTGTCGGTTGCAATCTCGCCAGCAAAGACCTTTCGTTAATGCTCGTTTGCCAGCTGGCGGACTGGGAATACCTTTCGCCATTGTTCCGCCTCAGGCAAATTTATGCCGAACTCAAGAAGCCCCAGAACCGTCTTCGTAAAACAGGACTGCAAACCAAGAAAGACGGATCATTCGCAAAGAATCAAAACCGCATGGGTCCGCTCACGTTCGATGCTCGTTTGTGGGGATTAGGTCAAGTTCTGGACATTCAAAACGAGATCAATGACGCGGCGGCCGCTACGGACCGCCCGACCATCGACTTAATCAATTCGGAAGAAGAAGCCCGGATACGGCAGTTGGTTGACGACGGAACATGGCCACACGGATGGTCCGGAGATGAGCAACGCGCTGACGAGTTCTTTTTACAAACCTACGCGGATGGTTCCACCCAGTACGCACTATTTGGAGAATAAATAAAAGCAATAAAAGCATGATTAAATCAAAACTAATTGAATTCGAAACCAAGCGCCAGTTTTACAAAGGCGAAAGGTACATGCGTGGCACGCTAGTATTCCAAAGAACTCTATTGGGCATCATCAAATGGCGCAAGACTATAGTTTACGACGTGACCATGTTCGGTGACTTTGCTACGTACAAAAAACATTGGCAATCAATGATAGACACAGGTGCAAACGTCCCATCGAATATTATTAAAAACAGGATAATATTCTAGCAATGAAACTCACCCTACAATTCTCCGACGATGAAATCCTAGCATCACTCAAAGCCCACGGCTACGAGGTAGTAAGAATAGAGAAAAAGCATGAAGACCACATCCACGGAAGTAGGCACATCACAACAATTCGATGGGACTTTATCGCCATCAAAGACGGAACCGCCCTGCAATTCGAAAAAGCATTCGAACAATTAATCAAAAGCAAATTATTAACACGTTAAAATGGAGGATTACAAAATGGAAATCAACAATTTGAAAGAACAATTACGGTCCGTATGGAAGTCAGAAGGCTACGATGACGAGACAATCAACCAAGTATTTGAGTTTATTGATAGAGAAACAATCGATGGAAGGGGAGATTGGGTGAAATTGCCTGATCTTAATTTTCTGTACTGTGTAAAACACCTTACCGACAGCATGTGGCATGAAAGCTTCGAAGAGCCGTTTTACCGGCAGTTGGAGAAGGATATTAGAAGTGGAGTCACATTCGCCTTCTACATAGAAAATGGATTGTTAGCATGGGAACGTTAAAATTTTAGGAGGAACCGAACAATGAAACATAAACGTAGAAAGCAGACAAAACAGGGATATGTTCGGAGCATATACCGTAGAAACGGTGGAGTTTCAGCATTTATAGCCAGTTCCGTCGCCGTAATCGCTGGTATTGAACATGACATCAGTGTTACGGGGGCACTGGTTGCTGTAATAGCCTTCACCGCCATAATATTATGGTTCACCGGCATCACCGGGATAGATGAATTTGAAGATAGATACAGGGATTATGTCAAAGATTACGAAGAAAGGAACAAACAATGAAACTAACACCACAACAAGAAGCAATCATCGAACGGGCAACCAACGCCTACGTTAGTGTCGACCACCCCAGCGGCAGCCAGCAGGAATCAGTAGCCCGCGAGGCTCACAGTTACGGTATGCGCCGTATCCTGTCCACGCCTGAAAAGTACGGCTTAATACCGGTACCATCTAAAGAGCCAAATTGCAATGCGTTCGGATATAAAGCATTCAAAATCCTTTTTGGTGGCGAACGCTATTGGATATGTGCCCGGACGGATATCGAAGCGCTTCAGACAATGGTGACCGATGTAGGTATCGATTTTTCCGATTTCGATCATGAAGACAGCATCGAAGTCATTCCCGCCGACCAATGGCCGCAACTCAACATTGTAGACCCAGAAACCGATCTGGAAGAGCACGCCGAACTGGAGATATTAGAAACCCTGGCTCAGCACATGGCCGCCGCCAAAACACCGGGATTTATCGCATCAACAGACTATTAACATGAAAACGATAGAAATACCACATCCATACGAAACATGGGCCGAGTTCTTTGCAAGCAACCCCCAGCTTATCGAAAACCCACCAATGGGAGCAAACACTAAGGTTATATTTGATAAAGGGTTAGGAACAATTCGCCCAGACCTGGTTCTTCTTTTTGACTTATTACTTTTAGCAACAAAGGAGAAAACCCAGTCATTTTTTAATCATCAAGAATTGGATGTTCTAATACGTGCTTTGCATTTTATTCGGAATGATGTTAGGCAGATGCAACTTCCAGCCGACGAACGAAGCGTAACGTCATTACTTGATAAAATGTACGCGTTAAAAGATCGACAATATCAGTTAAATCGCCCATCAAAATGACGCTATCATTCTCCACCAAATGGCCAGCCCGCATGCAATCATGCGCTTGCCAACCCAACTACTTCCTAGAGAAGATATGGAGCGGATTCCACCACAAAGGAATGCTGGGCCCGCTTGAACGAATCGATTACGACCAAGAGCACAAAGAACGATTTGGCAGCTATTGGGATGGATGGTACACTCCAGACACAACCCTGCCCAAGCTCCACACCATCCGCCATGGCCACCGATGGAAACCCGGCATGAAAATACACATGGTCATCAATAACCGATCAGCCAACCGGTTCCAGTTCGCGCCGGTACTTACGGTTACAAGTGTACAGGATCTAGTAATTCGGCATTGGTCAGGATTTCGGGGGGGAAATCCGGTAGATGTGTATATCGACGGCCGTTATTTATTTCGGGATAATAAAAAGTTGGCATTGGCCAAAAACGACGGCTTTGAATCGCTTGAACATTTTTTCCAGTGGTTCAATACTGATTTCACCGGGCAAATTATTCACTGGACATCCTTAAGATACTAGCCATGGAAAAGCAATTCATCGTTGCCCAAACACCGGACGGGAAAGTGCTTCGCCCCATCAACGTGCCCTATCCCAATGAAGATGACCAGGAAGAGGAAGGCATCTTCCAGTTAGCGGACGCCGTACTGTACAAGCAGCTCACAGCCGACTTGCCGTACATCGGCCGGCGGCTGGTTGGTGACCACGTATGTGAATCGGAGATTAAAACCATAAAGGAAATCCGATATACACCAAAATGGTTCACGTCCACCAACGATAAAAACTTCCTCTACGCAAAAAGCCGACCCGATCGGTATGAGACCAGGATAACCTACGCAGATATCGCACCACCGCCATCGTAGTATCACAGTCCGTGCCGCTCCCGTTCCAAGTCCATGGCCGCAAACATCACGTTGATGAAGTCTTGCGGCCATTTCAATTTATAGTTACCGCCCAACTCCCATTGTTTCTCGGATTTCCTGTAAAAAAATGTGTGGTGTACCCCATGCTTGTCTTGTATATAGATATGCGCACTACCGCCGAGATTGTTCATGGTGTACGCCACCCGCTTATGCTCCCCGAAATACTCAAACGCCAAAAATCCATTATAACTTTCCATGCTAACAAAGTTAGCTAAAAAATCCACTGGAAAACAAACAGCCCTACAACCCAATATCCAACCCAACGCCCAGCCCCAAATCATATACGCCATTCTCAGCGCGTTAAAATCCGCCCCGTCACCCTTTCCTTATCGTACTCCCTTCAACATCGTACTGATGCTACAAGTGGCCGCCGGCCACGCCGCTTTCCATGCGCGCCTTTTGCGCGCCTCATGGCGGTTTTCGCCCCAAACCCCTCGGCATAATATTGCACCAAAAAAATGTAATAATGTAATAGCTTCGCAAGAAAGACTATAAAAGGGCTGGAAGCGAATGTATTACAGTATTACAGTATTACAATTTTTCTTGTAATAGAAAGAAGAGTATTACAAATAAAATGTAATGCAATTTCACGTTACAAAACGCTTCCCAGTCCGTTACAAACCGAAATTACTAGTTTGTAACGGGTAAAACACTGAAAAACAAAGCCTTATTACATTGTTACAACGTTACACGATTTTCGTGCACTTTTACCACCACATATTTGGGAGAAAGGGAAAGCATCATATTTCGGACCGCGGTCGCACCCAACAAATTCACCTAAAATAAATACCATATTTTCAACTTTTTAGGTTGAAAATCAGCCACAAAACCCCTATATTAGTGTCATCATTTAACATTAGTCAGATGATCGTTCTTATAGATATCAAAAAACCCATGCTCCGCGAATACCTGCATTCGCAGTTCGCTTATGAAAGCGAAGCATTCAGCGTATTCCGTCACAACACATTTGGCAAGGCCCTATGTGCAATGGTGAGCAAATCAGACCTGCCGGTCAAGCATCCCCAGTCAGACCAGACCGTCCGCATCCGGCTCCCCAATACCAAGTCCATCCGGAGCCACCGCAATCACTTCCTGTATTACACCACCGAAGACCAGCTCAAGCTAAACGACCTGTTAGAGGTCCGATTCGAAATAGACTTTGAGTCCTACTACCAGGCAGGCATCCGGCTGGGCATGATGCAAAAAGATGTCATCCACAATTTCATCGTACAGCGTAAATTGGTATCGATGATTGGCGATGTCGAAACGCTTAAGAAAAGGCAGTACCGCAAAGAGAAAAACGCCATCGAAAAGGTGGCAAACCACCTGCTCCAGAAGATTCACTACAGGGATAGCATCATCAAAAAGACTTTACAAACGGCTTATCGGCTCAATGCCAGTCCGTTGTAGAATAAATACCCGGTTTTCAACTTTTTAACTTGAAAAACAGTCATGAAACAACGCATCAATATCGTTTGCTCGCTCAAATTCACCAAACTGGCCGACGTCGTCCGATACATCGATAACCACGACGGAACCGCCACGCTTGAAACCAGCCAGCTCACCACACTGCCTATTTACCCTGGCGGCGCCCGGATGACCGTCTCGGTCGACCATATAGACGGTGTCGAGCAATTCTCCACGCAGATCACCGCCCGGCTCAAAGAAATCATCCCAACCAGGTGCGTCGGTATACTCGTGGTCGAAGTTTGCGACGACGCCACCTATATAATAGGCACCGACGATCTTCCCGTCCGCTTCCAAACCACCTATGCAACCACCTCAAAAAACCTGCAAATCTCTCACGAAAACAATCATTTTCCGCTTGTAATGGCCGTTTAGCGTCCTTTCTACCGCCAGCGCATCAGGGTAATCTTGCTAAAACAAGATACCCATGCAGCGCATTCTCCATTCCAACTGGCAATTCCACCTTATAAGTACCCTTCTTCGGGGCCATTTTTTTATTGCCCCAGACCAGGCCGTGGCCATGGCCGGCTCAGTCCAGTCCATCATCAACCGCGATTGGGATGGAATCGATAAGACCGTCGACTTGAATAGCATGGACGGGCGCGCCAAATTCCCCATCGCCGTGGGCAACGCAGTTAACGGCTTCTTCGGCGACCTGGACCAGGCACCCGATGGCTCCACAGCAATCATTCCTTTAAAAGGCACCATGCTCAAATATGGCACCTGGTGTAGCTACGGTACCGAAGAGGTCGCCTATGCTATACGTACATCCGCCGTCCACGAAAAAATCAATTCCATCGTGCTCGATACCGATTCCGGTGGCGGAAGCGTGGATGCCGTCGCCCCAGTCGTACAGGCCATCGAGTTTGCTCGCTCACTAGGCGTACCGGTAGTAGCATCGGTAGATATGGCATGTTCCGCCGCCTACTGGGCCGCATCCGCTACAGACAGAATCATTGCAGATAACAGCATTTCAGCAACCGTCGGTTCCATCGGCGTCATGATGTCGTTCTGGGATGTCAAAGGCTATTATGAGAAACTCGGATACAAGCTGCATACCGTCTATGCGCCCGAGTCCGACCATAAGAACCTGGCATTCGAAAACGCACTCAAAGAAGACTACGACCTGCTCAAGTCCGAAGAGCTATCTCCCCTGGCCATCGGTTTCCAGAACGCGATAAAAACAAACCGGGCCGGAAAGTTAGACCTCGAAACCACGGGCCTGCTCAATGGAAAAACCTTCTACGCCCAGCAAGCACTCAACGTCGGCCTCATCGATGAGATCGGCAACCGCGAACGTGCGGTTGAGTACGCCCAGCAGCTGGCCATACGCAACGAATTTCTCAAATCATAATTATTCACCCACAATCCCCAAAAGCCATGTTTAAAAAGCTGATGACCATCTTCATGTCCGCGTTGAAAATTCAGGCGTTTTCAAAAGACGAATCTGGAAAGAGCGTGCTCACTGAAGACCAACGTACAGAACTAGAAGGTCTGTTCGGAAAAGATGCCGTATCCAAGTTTGAGACAAAACTTGCCGATTACAAAGAAGACGCTTCCGAAGAAGATGCCGACGATCTTGTCGCCGCCATCCGCGAGCACAACGCCACCACCGTAGCCACTCAGCTTACCCAGCTGCAACAACAATTGGCGCAAGCCAATAAAGACAAAGAGACACTGCAAGCCACAGTCGCCCGGTTGAGTGACGAACCCGAAGAAACTCCAAAGCCGGAAGGTAACGGCAATAAGCTGCCCCGTAAGGCTGGCGTAGCCAAGGTGATCAATGTCAACATGTCGTTGCCACATTATACGGCAGCTGCCGATTTCCTACGCAACGGTGTGTTCACCGGTGCTGCCACGGCAACAATCGACGTGATCGATATAAAGAATGAGTTTGGCACCTTCCTTAGCCAAAATCAACAAAACCTCGAAATCATCCGGCAATTGTTTCAGGATTTCACGTCGGCAAAGTACTTCCGCACCGTGCCTGCAACCACGGAATACCGGGCCATGCAGGCACTGATCAACTCGGTGGTACAGCAATTCTCACCGAAATGGACCCCGGCTGGTAATACCAAGTTCACCCCGTTGGTGATCAAAAACCGCCGCCACAAAATCAACTTCCCCATCATCCCGGCTCAAGTGCTCGATTCGTACCTGTTCTACTTGTATGATGAATCCCTGGCACCTGACCAGATGCCTATCACCAAGTACATCTGGGATACGTTGATCTATCCTAAACTGCTTGAAGATATCGAGTTGCGTATGCTCGGTAAGGGTAAGTATGTCGAGCACGAGTGGAACTCCATCAATGAAGGCGATGCCGGTACTCCTCCGGAAGACGGCATGGACGGCGTGGAAACCATTCTCGTGCAACAGAAATCCCTTGGAGCAAACAGCAAGGTCAATTTCTTCACGCCATCATCTCCATTCGATTTTGCAACCGCCACTGACCAGGAAGTTCTTGATTTCGTGGAAGAGTTTGTCGACTGGATTAGCCCATTCTATCGCAATCGGACCATGAACATCCATTGTTCGCACGAATTCTGGAAGCGGTACCGCCGGGCGTATAAGAAAATATGGGGCACGAATTCCGGTCAGGCTGGAGATTTTGGAAACGACAAAGTCGATTTTTCCAACCAAACGCTCGTTCCGCTCGACTGCCTGTATGGTTCGCATATCCTTTGGAGCACACCCGCCGAGAACCAGGTCAAGTTGCGCCACAAGAACGATGTGCCCATGGTCATCAACGATGTACAAAAAGTCAATTACGAGGTGCGCCTGTTCGGTGAGTTCTGGTTCGCCGCTGGATTTGCCATCGCTGAAGCCGTGTTCGCATATGTGCCCGATGGATACAATCCGCAAGCAGTTCTCGCCAGCACCTACGGGTCATCCACCAAGTTCCGTGACGGGTCAGACCCACGGTCTGAATCCGACATCTATGTAGATATGCCGGGTGCCGCAGAAAGCTACGGGTCATCCAGCGCCAGCGCTTCATCCGCGGGTTCAAGCAGCAGCATCTAAGCGCACCAAATCAGTAGCAATCAACGCCGGTACCCTTCGCGGTACCGGCATTTACAAGAAAAACCGATAAAAATTTTCACTCATGTACGTAAATGCATCAGTACCCAAAAAACGCGGTCCCGTTGGCGCTCCGCGTCCTAAAAATCCAACCATCCTGCTGTTCAATACCCGCGACGTAGTGGCCGATCCAGCCCGCGACGATAAAGGGGTGCTCATAGCTGGCGACCTCGAACTCAAACCCGATGCCGTCGGTATAGCCGTCTATGCGACGTCATCCACCATCAGTCGCGGTAAAACCATCGAGGGAGATGAAGATGCCGAAGGAATCGTTGACACGCTCACGTTTGCACACCCTGGCAATTCGCTGGAAATAGATGAATTCATTCAAAACAACCTTGGTGAAGGGTTCATCATCATTACCCGCGAATGCGGTGACGGACTCGGCAACCGCTTGCACGGCACCATCTGCAACCCGATGAAGTTCACGCTCGAAGGGCAAGACGACAACGAGGCCGTCCGGAATACCTTCACGTTCACACAACCATTACCATCGAATTTATTGCCCGCGCATTACCGCGGCGCAATCCCCGCCGTCGCGCCCGATCCCGAAGAAGGGTCAGCATCCGGCAGTGGTAGCAGCGTATAATTAGCCGTTGCATTTCCCCCGACCCCGCGGTTCATCCATGGCCGCGGGGTTTTTATCCAATCACCAAAAACAAAACACCATGGCAACTCCAAAAAAAGTCACAGCAAAAAAGGCGACCAAAGCCACCACCAAAATAACCACCGATGAAACCAAACAAGAAGCAACTGCCCATATCGATGGCAACGATACTGGAGCAACAGCAACCCTCGCAAAGACTAATAGCAAACCTACCGGCTCACCCGGTTCAATCGAAGAGCAAGCCATCACGGTCCTTATCCCATACCTCGCCAGTGCCGCCGCGGGCGACGAGCTGAAGTACGCATTGCGTGCCTGGGAGAAGAACTACGAAGGCCCAATCAAAGTCGTCGTAGTGGGCGATAAAGAAGATTGGTTTTCCAAAGAAATCACGCACCTGCCTTTGGAAGTGCATACCATCCCCGAAGATTGCGGATGCCCCAACCCCAAACAAATCCGTAACCCGCAGGCCGACGTGGCTCACAAGCTGCTGTATGCCGTCACCAGCGGCGCGGTCGATGGCGAATTCATTCTCACCAATGATGATATCTTCCTGTTGGGCCCCACTACGCTGAGCGATCTCAAGCAACCCAAAATTTTGGGCAACTTGGCAGACATTACCAAAAAAGGACTGTATGCCGACAACGCCCGGCGTACCGCGGCGATGCTCAAATCGGCTGGAAAGGAAACGCTCAACTACGGCACGCACACCCCGATGGTGCTCGATTCGACCAATCTGGCAGACACCATCCGCGGGTACCAAGCCGACGAAAAAGGCATTCTGCTCACGTCCGCCTACTACAACCATCACCAGCCCGAGCCACGTGGCCTGATTAAGCTGAATGGTGGCTCCACCGGAACGATACTGTTGTCGGTGTATTCAGACACTCCGCCCACGGATATCGTGCTGAACGCCTTCAAACGGCGCAAATACCTCAATTGCAATTCCAAAGGATGGAAGGCCATCAGTTGGGTATTCAAATCCGAGTTCCCCGATAAGTCCCGATTCGAAAAATAGTTTGGTTTTGCCCGATGGTACTGGCCCCCGTGGTCGGTGCCATCAATTTTTTATAAGCCATGAAGAAAATAATCCTTTGCCGCACATACCATGTCAATGGCACCAACGGACTCCTATACGGTCCCGATGGTGAGCTGCTATGCTACACCATCGAATTACCCTGGCGAAACAACCGCGTCCGAGAATCCTGTATCCCCGAAGGCACATACCCGCTCACCAAGCGGTACAGCCAAAAATTCAACCACCACATCCATCTGGAAGACGTGCCAGATCGTAGCCTCATACTCATCCACCCAGCCAACAATGCCGCCACCGAGCTGCTCGGTTGTATCGCACCCGTCACCACGCTCTCCGGCCCAGGGACCGGCAACAGCTCTCGCATCCAGTTCAACAAAATAAAAGATATGGTTTACAACTGGATTGACCGGGGCGAAGAAGTATACATCGAGATCAAAGAAAATAAATGACGTTTGTTGAAAAGGTAACCCACTGGCTGCAATCCGGTGCCGACTACGACGCCGGGCTGCAGCTCTATGTAAAGTCAGTAGGGAAGGGGCACCCGACCATCTACATCCTGCGAAAAAAATCAGAAGCCAATTACCAGCTGCTCGTAAAATCCCTATGCTACCGTGCCGGCATCCCTGAAACATACAAAAATCAAACAGCAAAGAGCAATCACCAAAAGCCAGAAAGCAAACAGCAAACCGCAAAGAGAAAACCGCTTAGGCAAGACTATACCTTCCTTTCCGAGCCCGGCACCCCCAACGAGCTCAAAGTACTCGTGTCGAACAAAATCACCGCCTACCACGAATACAAAGCCGCGCACGCCAAACTATTCGACAACCTTTCGCCCGACGAAGAATATGCCAACGTCCGCAACCTGGTTGAGAACTACATCGAAAACTACACCATCCACCAGGAATTATCCCATTATCAAAAAAACCGGACCATCCTCGGAAAACACCCGATTTTCGAAGAAATGAAGCGCCTGAAAAAGTACCGGCACACCAACAGCGTCGAACTATTCAAACAAAAGAAGCGCGTAGAACACAATATCTGGCGCATTAGAAAACTAATCGATTCCGGCGACAAACCACACCTAAATTTCCAACGTCTCGCCAAAATCAAATCCTACGAATTGGAACTAGCCGAAATAAAGAAACTTATCGGAGAATAGTTATTTTTGTTTATGAATGAATTTATAGAGAACAACTTAGAATTACTAATTGGGGTATCATTTACCGTAATTGGTTGGTTTCTAGGAATTGTAACCAGGCCGTTGGTAGACAAATTCTTTATTGACCGGCCACGAGTCCATATTAGTACCCGATTTAGAGCGGATCAGGCGGTCCATGTGGCCCCGGGCACTGTCTTCATGACTTTACATGTAATGAATGAAATTCAAAACCATTCGATTCAAGACGTTTTCGGTTTTGAGATAACTCGCATCGATTTCACACAAAGTGAAGACTGCAAAATTCATTATGAAAGAATGAAATCACCGGTTCATATCGACAGGTCTAAGCCTTTTAATTACAATTACAGTCTTAAAGTAAGGTTGTACAATGTGAGTGGCGACTATCAATATTTTGACTACAGCATTCCAGCGTTAAGAAAGCAACTCCCCTTATTTCAAACGATTTATTACTCTTACAAAAATGCACACGGACGGGTGTTTTTGAAAAAGAGAAAGGTTACAATAAGCCCATCCGATGACATTGAAGAGGGATTCTGGGCACACGGATTCTAACACGTCCTTTCCCCACCACCCACCTACCCATACTTTAGCCATTATCCGCCCAAACGCGGATTTTGGCAATGTCAGACGTAACAATCCACCAAAACTTCGGCCTATCCGAAGAAGAGCTCGAAAAGCTTGAAAAGCTGGCCGCGCTGGGGTACACCCAGCGCGAAATCGCCATGTTTTTCAAGCTGCCTGAAAAGCCGTTTGAAAAAATAGCATCCGACCCGACCACCCACATCAACTACCGCATCGAGCGCGGTAAATTTGCGGCACTCGCAAACGAGTCGCTCCGCATCCTGGATAAAGCCGAACGTGGCGACATTGACGCTTCAAAGCGCTTGCAGGACATCCGCCGAAACCGTGGCTTCAAAATCAGTAAAGACGACATCTTCGGCACACCGGACCGAAAAGCCATGCAGGCCTTGGAAGACTGGATACAGGGCGGAAGCAAGTCTGATCTGAAAACCGACGAAAAGATTTACCTCGAAGCGCTCACCCTTATCCATTCCATGGACCGTAAATACGGACGTAAGCGTACCATCGATTTCTTTGTGAAAACCTACGGCCTCACCGGTCGGCGGGTGGCGGAAATGTACGACGAAAGCGTTAACCTGTTTTATTCCGACCGCGCCATCGAGCGGAAAGCCCTGCGCATAAAAAAAGCGGAATTTCTGGAGGACCTGGCGCGCGAAGCGTTTGCCAACGCCGAAACCGCCAAAGACATCGAGGTGGCCGCGAATATTGAAATGAAAGCCGCAAAGCTGCGCGGACTCGACCAGCCAGACCCGGAAAAACTTGATCCAGGCAATTACCGCAAGCAATTCCGACTATTCTCGCTAGACCCAACGGATATCGGACTGCCAGCGCCCGACCGTAACGCAGTGGCCAAACAAATTGAAGCCCTCGAAATACCCGAAATGGACAAAGCGCGTATCCGCCGGGATGCCCGGCTCGATACCGTCAACATAGAACAATACCTCGATGAGCTGGAGACCGAAAGTAAAGAAAAATAGCCCCAACGTATCCGTGGTGTTTTCCAACTGGCTAGCACAGCTGGCCAATATGGTCATGCCCAAAACGCTGCTGCTCATCGCAGGGCGCGGCTCTTCCAAAACGACGGAATTCGTTGTTGAACGGCTTATCGAAATGGTCTACGACATGCCCGGCGCGCCGATATGCTGGGTGGCCGATACCTATTCCAACCTACAGCAAAACGTGCTGCCGATGGTCATGGAAGGGCTCGAACGCAAGGGGTACAAAGAAGGGGTTCATTACGTATTGGGCAAACAACCGCCCGAGTATACCGCCGCCGAAACCGAAGATCTTCCACCGGAAATCAAAGCGCACTTCTGGAAGCCGTACAACCGGCTGGCGTCTTACAAGCATACGCTGGTATTCTTCACCGGACTGAACATCACGTTCGGTTCACTGGACCGCCCGGCATCCCTCGCGGGAAGGTCGTACGTGCACGTATTCGGCGACGAAGTTAAATATTTCGCTGAGCATAAAATAGCCAACCTGCTCAAAGCGGTCCGCGGTTATTTCGTCAAATATGGCAATAGCGTTTTCTACCGTGGCCAGACCTTCACAACCGATATGCCCAATACGGCAAACATCGGCGAATACGACTGGATCGTGCGCCAGGGCAAACGGATGAAGAAAGAAGCCATTATGCTCGTGGCCAAAACGGCATTCATACTCAACGACGCCTTGCAGGAATACGTGGTAGCATCTGAAAAGCCCAACAATACCGAAGAGGCTATCAAAAAGAAACGGACCTATGAGCGATGGTACGAACGGTGGGAGGTGGTGCGCAAGCGCAAAGAAGCCGAAACACTGTTCTACATCTCGTCTTCTTATGTGAACATGGATATCCTCACGCCGGATTGGTTCCGCGATGCCTACGAAACCGATCTTGGCGATGCCAACACGGCAATCCTATCCATGAAGCCGTCACTCGAATCCGGCGACCGGTTCTATGCCAACATTGGTGAAAGGAACTTCTACACCGACGGTAACGACGCGAAATGGGCGGAACGGTTCGGTATCCGCGATAAGGAAGATTGCCGTATCCTCAAACATCTTAATCTCGATAAAAGCATCGATATCGGCATGGACTTCGGCAACATGATGTCGATGATCATCGCCCAGCAAGGCACCAAGTATTACCGGTGCCTCAAATTCATCTATACCCTTTCGCCCGACTTTATCCGCGAGCTGGCCGACGAATTCATCCGCTATATGAAACCGCACCGCGAAAAGACGGTCAACGTCTACTATGATCGTGCCGGCAACAACTTCGCCGAGGCCGGTCAGGATTATGCCAGTCAGCTCAAAGATGCTATCGAGAAAGACAAAGAAGGCAAACGGACCGGCTGGACGGTCATCCTCATGAGCAAGAACCAGGGCAACATCGGCCAGAACGAAGAGTACATCTTCATGCAGGAACTGCTCAGCGGCCACAACCACAAGCTGCCGAAAGTGCTTATCGACTTTTCCAACTGCAAGCAGCTGAAAGCATCCCTCGAAAACGCCCGCACCGAAAAGAACCGTAAAGGCCAGATCGTCAAAAACAAGAAGTCGGAAAAGCTGCCCATACACCGGCTACCGCTCGAATCTACCAACCCATCGGATTCATTCAAATACCTCATGATGCGCCGAGAATGGCGTAAGCTCATCCGGTCAAACGCAAACAGCTACGTAGGTGATGTTTCAGTTAGGACGATCGGTTAATTTTCTGTGTTTTCTAACATTTTGGAAAGCGCATCAATATACACCCGCGTATCTTTTTCAATGTGCGCATAGTCTGGGTACTCTAGGTTTTCAGGCGCGCATCCATGGTAGTCAACCATGAAGTCAAAGAGGTCAGGATTATCGTCCAAGTATTTGTTAGCTCTTTGGACCGCATAGTCTAAGTTCTTTTCTGCCGATTTCCGGATTTTAGCGTTTTTTCCCTCTCTAAAAAGGCGGGTTTGCCCAGATGTCTCTGATAAAATTTTTGATTTCAGAAAATCGATGTGTTTTTGGATTTCTTTCTTTTCCATTTATGAATTTTTATTGATTCTAGGCAAATTTAATATTTCACCTCAAAACCTGTCCTTTCCACCGCTCGCACGTGCCAATACCTTCGCTGTATGGAACTATATGCCGCCATACGCGAAATGCGCCAACTTACCAAGCAAGGCAAAACATTCAGTTTTACCTTCATGAGCTACAACCGCACGCGCGGCAAATCCGAAGGCATCGTCGCGGTCAACAACGCACGCCTCCGAGCCCGCAGCCACGACCGATACAACCAACACGCCGAACTACAGGAAGAATACCTCGATTTAGACACCAATGAGCCGCGCCGGTTCTGGCATCCGTGCCTCATGACCTTCAACGGCCAACGCGTACACATACCATGAGCGAAAACGTAAAGAAAATAGCCAGCAATGCCGCCGCCATCCATCTGGGTGGAAAGGTGTATACCGTCGCCCTGAATCGCAATAGGGATGACGCCTGGCATTCGACCAACCTGTTCGATTACAAGAACGACTGGGAGCGCGACCCAACCTACGTGATGGGCAAAAAAATCGTGCCTTACGGTCGCAATAACGATTTGCCCACAGTCATCCGTAAACTGATGGATGAAAACAGCCTGGCACCGGGCATCATCGAACGGCAAATAGGACTGCTCTACGGCAACGGTCCGGCATTGTTCCGCTACGCCATCAGCGAAAGTGGCCGCATCGAGCGCCGCTATGAGCGGCACCCGGAAGTAGAGGCGTGGCTCAAATCGTGGGATGTGCGCAAGTACATCGAAATGGCCATGGTGGAGTACAAACACACGAAAGGTATCTTCGTTCGCCATTACCGTAACCGCGGCGCCCGCATTGGCAGCAAGTCATACGTCGCCAAGTTGCAGGTTGTTTCAGCAACCGATGCCCGCCTGGGTTGGCCCGATACCGCGGACCAGCGGCTTGAAGACGTCGACGTGATCTATACCGGCGATTTTGAAAACAATTGCCTACGGACCGGAATCACGGCCTATCCCGTGTACAACAACAATAATCCCTTGCAGCACCGGGTGTCGATGAGTTACCATAACTCCTATACCTTCGGCCGCAACTTTTACCCGGTGCCCGCATTCTTTGGCGCATTTGCATGGATTACGCGGTCAAGTGAGATACCGGAAATCCTCAATTACCTGACCGAAAACGGCATCACCGCCGCATATCACATCCAAAGCCCGGCCGGCTATTGGGAAGACAAGAAAAACAAGCTTCGCGATAAATTCCCCGATAAGCCGGACGCGTACATCGATAGCAAACTCGAAGATCTCAAAGACCAACTATTCGAATCCATCAGTACCGCACTAGCCGGAAAAAAGAACGTCGGTAAATTCATTGAAACGCTGAGCTTCTACGACGAGAACCAAAACCTTTGCGAATGGAAAATCGAGCCGATTAAGCAGGAAATCAAAGAATTTATCGAGGCCCAGATAAAAGTAGCTGAAAAGGCCGATAGCGCCACTACGTCCAGCATGGGTCTTCACCCGTCGCTGACCAACCTTATTGTAGGCGGCAAGCTGGCGAGCGGTTCCGAGCTGCTGTACGCGCTCAAAGCACACATGCTATCGGACGTCAATATACCCGAAGAAATCATCTTTGAAGCCATCAATCAGACCATCGCCGTCAACTTCCCGGGCACGGATTTAAGGCTAGGGTTTTACCGCGACATATTGCAGGCGGAAGACAATGTGCCCGCCTCTGACCGAATCAAAAACAACGTGTAACCATGATCGTATCCTCATCCATCGAACTGCGAAACCTTACCGGTAGCTATTATGCCAACAATGATTTCACGAAGGCTAAAACCGACGTGGCGTTGGAAACCGAAGCCATCATCCGATTGGTAGGGAAACCGGTATACGAACGCGCCAAAGCCATCTATACACCGTCCGCTGACGGTGCGCAACCCGGCACCATCGACAGTGGCGCATCTGATACGGACAAAGCACTGCTCCAGCACCTGCAGCTGCCCATCGCCATGGGTGCCGCCATCCGATACATGCAGGCCAATCTGGTAAGCCACGACGACACCAGTCGCAAGGTGAAAATCGATAAAGATCGTGAGTCGATGCCTTGGCAGTGGATGCTGGATGCAGATGATCATGCACATATCCGGAAGAAACAACAGGTAACCGATCGACTTATCGCGTGGCTCGATGCCGAGAATATTCTTGAATGGGCTAACAGCGACCAAAAGAAGGCAACAAAGCGGCTTTTCCTGCCCAGTACCGGCGCGTTTCAGGAACATTATCCAATCGACCATTCAGGGTTGTTTTACCACACTGTCCGGCCGTTTATGGCCGATATCCAACGCCGTGATATCCGGAAGGCATTGGGCGACGACTACGGTGCCTTGTTGCAGGCGTTCATCGACCAAAACATCCAACCGGCACAGGAACCGTTGCTCGGACTCACCCAGCAGGCTCTGGCATTGCTCACCATGGCCAAGGCGCTCAAACGCCTATCCATACAGGTCATGCCGGAAGGCGTGATGCAACACTTCACGGCCGAACGGCACACCCAGAAGGCGTCGCAGATACCCACCACGGAAGACCTGCGCAAATATGCGCTGTACCTGGAACGCGATGCCGAAGATGCCATCGACGAAATCCGGAAATACCGCTATGAAAACCAGCCGGAATACAACCCCCAGGTGCTGATTCCCGCAAACGACCCGTGCCGCAAGTTTGCCCGGACCTAACCATCCACACCCATGCATACCATCGAGATACCCGACAACGATAAAGTCATCACCATCCCTTCACACTGGGATGAATGCATGCCCGAGCAACTGGCCTACATCCTGCAACGGGCCTTCGAAGTCGTGTCCGGCACCATCGATGTCAACGCATTCCGGGTGCTGGTGTTTGCCAAACTCACCGGCTTCCAGCCGAACACCCGCTATTACTTCACCAAACGTATGGCACCGTCAAAACACGCGGAAGTCAACGCAATGATTTACCAACTAGCCGAGCAACTATGCGGCTGGCCGTTTAGCGAGGTCTCGGCGAACGAAGATGACACACCACCAGCCATCGAGCTAAATATCGACACCGTGAAAAACCTGTTGCCTGTTATCCAGTGCCGGCGCACGAAGTTCGTCGGACCGGCAGACCTACTGGCCGATCTCACTTTTGCCGAGTTCCGCGCGGCTATCCGCGAAATGGATATGCACATCGCGCACGCCAAAGACCCGGATAGTGTTTCGGAAGCCATGGACGCCCTGAATCGCTTCATGGCCGTATTGTATCGGCCCTGTAATGCAAGTGGCGTACGTACGCCGTTTGACGCGGACGAGTTGCCAAAATACGCCTTGCTCGCCAGCGCCATTCCGCTATGGCAAAAACAAACAACACTCTTATGGTTCACCTACTGCATCAAGTACATTCAAACCGAAGACATCAACATCGATGGTCAAATCATCAACCTATCCGTGTTATTCCCAAAATCCAGCGGCGGTACCGGCACCGCAAAGAAAGGAATAGGGTGGGCCGGATTGCTGTATGACATCGCCAAAGAAGGTCCGTTCGGCAATGCCGAAAAAACCGATAAGGCCGGGCTGTTCGATATCCTACTGTACATGTACAAAAACCACCTCGACAATAAAGAGCTGGAACGCAAACTCAAGAAGAAAAAGAAATGACCGTTACCGAAGTAAATACCGCATTCAAAGATATTGTCACGGTGCTGAAAGCCGACGGCCACAAGATAGGCGGACACGTGCTGATAGCGCACGACGGCCACGCCGTCAACCGGCTGCACGACCGACAAAACATATGGCTGGTGGTGGTGATGCCCAGCAAGTCATATTCAGGCAAACCAGACCAGTTTGTGCCCCACGATACATTGATGCTGTTCGTGCTCGAAAAAGACAATGCCGGGCAAACCGCAGAAAAAGAGCTCGACCAATACCAGCGCACCGAAGACGTGTTGCTCGCCATAATCGCGTACATTGCTGATCAGCAATCCGAAGGGTGTTCACCCTTCAATGAGTTCGACCCTTCATCCATCACCATTGATCCAGAATACCGCGAGTTCGGCGGCTGGAACGGCTGGTCTATGACATTGAGTTTCTAATGCTTATATTTGATTATGAAATTACTTCGAAAAGCAAGTACACCGAATCCTAAGGTGACCATAGGCGACACGACCAAGCTTATACTGTCAATTGATGCATTGAAGCAAAAGGGAGCAATCAAAACCTCTCCTAACGGTGTGTTTTATACGTTTCCGGAACTCATTGAAGCCGGGGCGCGTCCTGACTTATTCGCAAAGAACCTATTCACCTATGCCCGGCATTGCAAGCTCATCAAGCAAGGGCAAACCTTGTACATCCGCGACATTGAAGAGAATGACCTATTGTGCCAATACGACGAAAAAAACGGCTATGTTCCAGCATGAAAGTTTCTGAAATAAACTTAGCTATTACGGACTTAGACGACGTGTTGAAATCCCCGGATGAAAAGCTACGCGAATTAGTGTCGGGTGGAATGGATGCTCTTTCAGGAGTTCCTGTTTTCTCATTACTATCGACAGCCTCTGACTTTCTCGGGCGGTGGGCCAATCGGAGATTTGCTGAGCGCCTATATAAATTTATGGTTGGAATTTCTGCTATTTCGGAAGAGGATCGATTTATTTTCTTTTCAGATTTAGAAGAATGTGAGGAAAAGCGTAGGACCGCAGCAGAAATTATAATGAGCATAATTTCTAAGCTAGATTCCGAATGGAAAGTCGATGTTTTGGTGAACTTGTTTGAATCGAAAGTTAAAGGATTCATAAAATCGGATGTGTTTATCCGGCTTTCTTATTCTATACAATATTTGTCACTATCGGATATTAATACCCTCAAGACACACAGAAAAGGCGTATATCTAGGCGGATCTTCAGACGCGTTGTTGTCCGCCGGACTTTTGCAACCTTATTCAATTGGACAGGGTTCTACATACGTAGTTAATTCCAATGGCCGCGCACTTTTGGCGCATGGGCTCTTAGAAAGAAAGTAATTACGTTTTCAATCAAATGTCAATAGGTATCGCCCGTAGTCCGGGCGTTTTTCGTTTAAAACACTTCGATTAATCGTATTAATCGCCCGAAACAACTTCAAAATAGGCCGTGTAATGTGCCTATACGACGACATTTTTCATTACAAAATTTTGAAAATCAGCGAGTAGTCCGAACTCAAAGAAAAGCCGTTTTTCGCTCACAAACTCCGAACCCCGGCCCGCCCTGCCATTGATTTGCAATTGCAATCCGGTCGCGTTTGGCGATATATGACCCCCGCCCCCATGGGGACACCCCGCCACCCCCTGTCCTTTCCCCCGCCAGCACCCTCCAATACCTTCGTTGTAAAAGACGAAACACCATGTCCATCATTGAGAAACGGTTCATTGAGCATGTCCTAAAGGAAGAAGGCGTGCGCTTTCTTCGCAACCAAGGGCGGGAGATAAGGAAGCAACTCGTCTTCCATACCAAGCGGTTGATTAACGACCGTGTTGCACGAGTGTACGGCAGCGGTGAAATGTCCGCCACGCTGGAGATCACACACCCAGCGTACCAACGGTTCCTGGATATCAAGAAGGGTACCCAGCGGAAACGCAAGGGTGCCGGCAAACGCAAAAGCACCAAGGGCTACCGGATACACAACCGGTTCGTTATGGGCCATTACCTGTCGATTGCTTTCCGGGTACAGAATGACCTTACCGAAGAGATGCGTGCAATGATACGCCGTGAATGGCAGAAGGGAGGGTTGACAGATGGCCAATAAACTGAAACAAGAAGATCTTGTACTCAACATCATCGTTAATGGAAATAAGGCCCAATCTGACATCGGCAAGGTGTCTCGTGCCCTGCGTGATTCGAAGAGTGCGGCCGACGGCGTGGAGAACGAACTGAAGCTGCTCGAAAAGCAAGGGTTAAAGAACACTAAGCGCTACCGTGAATTAACAGCCGAACTTACCAGGCACAAGAACGAAGTTGCCCGGAATGAAAAGGAGCTCGCTCGTTTGAACCAAAGCCTGAAGCTTGAAGACCAGTCTATCTCCACGCTGGAACGCTCGTTACGTAACCTAATCCGGCTTCGTAAACAATCGGTGCCTGATTCGGCACAGTATAAGGAATATACGAGGCAAATCGATATTGTACGCGGCAGGCTTAACGAATTACAGCATCAGGGCACCCGGACCGCCGGTGTGTTAAGTCGTATCGGCGGCGGCATCCGTAATTTTTTCAGTTCCACACTCGGCGGGTTGGCAACGATTACCGCCCTGATTACTGGCGTCCGCAAGGCAACAGATGAGTTTTCTTCATTCGACGATAAGCTGGCCGATGTGATGAAGACCACGAATGCCGCCAGGGAAGAAGTTGTAGGGTTGAATGCGGAGTTGGAGAAAATCGACACGCGTACTAGTCAGGAGGATTTGTTAGGGCTCGCCAGAATAGGCGGAAAGCTTGGCATTACCGATATGGATGAGCTGCGTGGGTTCGTAGAGGCTACCAATCAATTGGTCGTAGCGCTCAACGAAGACCTGGGTGGCGATGTGGAAGGCACCGTGCAAGCCGTCGGCAAGCTAGTCGATGTATTCAATATCGACGAGGTATACGGATACGAGCAAGGCTTATTAAAGGTTGGTTCAGCTATCAACGTGTTGGGGATGTCATCCACGGCCAACGAGGGCTACATGGTCGAATTTGCCAAACGAATGGCCGGTATTGCTCCATTGGCCAATGTTACCGTACAGGAAATACTTGGATTGGGCGCGACGCTCGACCAATTCGGCCAAACATCCGAAGTCAGTTCCACGGCATTGAACAAACTATTTGTCAAACTGGCCAGCGATGCTGAAAACTACAGCCGCTACGCCGGCATGGAGCTTAAGGACTTTCAAGAGCTACTCGAAAAGGATTTCATGGGTGCTTTCATCCGGGTGTTGGAAGGCGTCCGCGGCTCGTCGCAGGGCATAAGCAACTTAGCGGCAACACTGGGCGACCTCGGTATCGATGCAACCCGTATTACAGGCGTTATTGGAACATTGGCCAATAACACGGATACGCTTCGCGAACAGATAGACCTTGCCAACGGTTCATTTGCTGAAGGAACATCGCTAACCGAAGAATATAATATCAAAAACCAAACAGCTGCAGCCCAGCTCGAAAAAACCCGTAAAGAGGTTACCAAGTTCTGGCGCGAACTAGGCGAAAAGCTATGGCCGGTCATTACCGAGGGCAATAGTTTGCTGGTAGTTTTTCTTCGTTCGCTAATTGCCATCATCGAATTCGTAACGGCAAATTACAAATGGATTTTGTCATTGACCGCAGCCATCGTGACGTATACAATAGCAGTAAATGCGGCCACGATTGCAACGAACGCCAAGGCTTTTGCGCTACGGACCGCAGCTGCAGCCCAAAGACTATTTAACGTCGCAGTAGCGGCCAATCCCATCGGGGCAATCATAGCCGTTATTGTCGGTGCGGCGACTGCCATTGCCTTATATTCACGCAGACTTACCGAAGCGGAATATTCGCAAAAAGCATTGAACGAAGCGGAAAAGGATGCTGAAGGCATAAGTCGTTCCCAAACTTCCGCCATTGAACGGTTCACAAAAGTACTGAGTGAAGAAAATCGCACGCGCGATGAAAAGCTGGCAGCTGTCAAAAGTCTACGCGACATCATGCCCGGTGTGCTCGACCAGTACACCGATGAAGAAGTGCTGGCAGGCAAGGCTACAAAGGCAATAAACGAGCAGACCAAAGCCATCATCTTGCAGGCACGCATACGGGCTCGCCAGGATAAGATTCAGGAGCTTGAGTCGAGACGGTTGGAAATCGCTGATGGGGATTTAAGCCTTTTGGATGAATTCAGGGTAGGTGTAGCACGTTTAATTGGCGGCGCTGGGTTAGCAGCGACAGAAGCGGGAAAAGCAGCGATTTCGGAACTCAGCAATATAGAAAGCGCAATTTCTTCCCTCACGGACGGGATTATCGACGACCAAGGCAAACTAAATGACCTTTATAGAGCCAAGCCCGACAAAAACCCGATCACCGGCGAGCCAGTTACACCGGGCAATGATGATAAAAAAGAGAAGGGCAAAAAAACAGAAGCGGAAAAGCAGGCCGAACGGGACAAAAAGGCTTTAGAAAAGCGCCTGCAAGATGAAGAAGAGTATCAAAAAGAGGTGCTCAAAAAAAGTAAGACCCTGCGCGAACAGGAAAGTATTGAGCATGAAGAGCGGCTTAAGCGCGCTGGTTTATTTGGACTTAAAAGGGAGAATCTGACCAAACATCAGTTATCTGTTTTGGAGGCGCTGGAAGCGCAACACTTGGACAACATCAACAAGCTCGATGCCGAGGCCATGAAAAAGGGCATCGAAGATAAACAGCATGCCTTTCAAGATGAGCTGACCGACCTGCGTATCCGGAACAATGAAGAGCTGGCCCAGGTACGTACGCTGGAGCAAGGCAAACTGAAACTTTCGGAATCCTTAAGTCCGGAAGCGCTAAGGCAGATTAAAACACTCAATCAGGCGAAAAGGCTGTTGCAAAGCCAATATCAACAGCAAGAGGCCGATTTGACCCGGCAGCACCTTGAAGAGCTACGGTCCTTAATGCAATCGGTTCTGGAATCGGGTGAATGGGAAGGTATCGACTTGGCCGACAAAATTCTTTCACCGGAAGAAAAGAAGCTGCTCGAAGACAAGCTGCGGGAAGTACGTGAATCACTAGCAAAACTCAAGAATCCCGATCAAACCGACCTGATTGAAGATAAGGCCAACAAAGTCGACATACTCGGCATGAGCATGTCTGATTGGGAACTACTGTTTTCTAATCTGGAAGCGGGTAAAATAGGTGTCCAGGATGTAGCGAATGCATTGCTGGCCATGAACCAGATATGGGCGCAATACAACGCGCTCGTTGCCGCTGGAGAAAAGCGTCGACTACAGGAATACGAAGAGGCCAACGAACGCAAAAAGGATTTGCTCAAAAATCGGCTCGATGCCGAGACTATCAGCCAGGAATCTTACAACCGTCAGATTGAAAAATTGGACAGGGATATGGCAAAGAAACGCGCACGTTTGGAATACGACCAAGCGAAGCGCGAACGTAATATTGCGATATCCAATGCAATCGCCAATACGGCAGTCGCGGTTACAAAAGTGCTGGCCCAGGGAGGTATTGCCGGCATTGTATTAGCCGCTGTTGTCGGTGCCTTAGGCGCGCTTCAACTGGCCACCATCATGCGTCAACCATTACCGTCGTTATCCGGCCGCGAAGATGGCGGTTACCTGGTGAGTCGCTCACAGGATGGCAAGAAGTTCAACGCGACCTATGACCCGAATAAGCGCGGGTATGTGCACCGACCCACGGTCATCACCGGCGAAGACGGCAGCGAGTTTGTAGCCAACAATCAAGCGGTCGCAAACCCAACGGTAAAGCCGGTGCTTGACGTCATCGATACCGCCCAGCGGAACGGCACTATTTCAACATTAAATCTTGAAAATGTATTGCCTCGTGGCCGCGAAATCCGTGCATCCATTCCCGGCCGGCAAAGTGGTGGCGCCCTGTCATCATCAGTGCCGGATGTCAGGTCTGCTGCCGATAACGCCGAAATGCGCGACCTTATCCGAAAAAATACGGAGGTAATGCAAGGCCTACAATCGGAAATCCGGAAAGGCATCAAAGCCGAGGTGGCTCTTATTGGGAAAAACGGCTTTTACGAAAAAGACGCGGAGTACAAATCAATTCAGAATAGCGCAAACCTGTAGGGAAATGCTAGTCTTCAAAACTTATTGATTCTACGGTAAGCACCGGCAACTCGATACGGAAATTTTTGACGCCTAATTTTGCATGTAACTTTTGACTTAGGTTGTCCAATTCGAGTCTAACATCGTTGAATTCAACAATATCCGTTCTAAGTTTCTTAATTGAATTTGGGGTGAGCTGGTGTGTGAATTCGGGATGTTGTTTACGCATATACCCTTCTAAGGATAAAGCAGATTCAATACTTTTAATTACGCCTAATCGCTCTATCTTTTTGATCGTATCAAAAGAAATTTCGTAATTTAATTCCTTTACATTATCGCAATACTTGCGTATTTTTTTGTGTGCATCCATTATATCTACTCCGGGGCTAATAGGCTCATTATCCCGTTTTATTCTAGCAAATTTTTTTGTTAATTTAAAATGTTCAGCGTGATGGCTTAAATCAAAATTGTCTCCTGATCTCAATCCAGTAATATATTGTTTATGAAACCCACATAAATACGATAAATACAAATTGATGATCGCCATATAAAATTGAATAAACTCGACGTTGTCGACCGTACTTTTCAAAATGTTTTCTTTGGCTCTTTTTTCGGGAAAAAAATAAACCACAAGATAAAATATCAAGCTTGCTATGTAACTCAAACAAAGGCTGAAAACCAAGTTTGCAAACCTTTCATTTATTAAAAATTTGTTTAGATAATCGGCGTACAAACAATACCAAACACAAAAACCAAGAGCTGCAGCCCCTAGTGAGAATAGGATATAATTTCTTTTCATTCAACAAATATAATAGGTTGGGGGCTAGGCGTGTCCTTTAGGCGTGAAAATATACGAAATACCTTAGCCCAAAAGCTTCGGTACCATGCTCGAAATTTTCATATCCAACCAAAAGGTAGACTTACCACCGGACATCCAAATCGCGCTCACCATCGAAAATCCGATGATGTTGCAAGACCGGGTGCCCGCGCCGTATAGCCTTACCTTCGATTTACCGCCCACCACCCGCAACCTAAAAATTTTCACTTTCCCGAACCGCATCGCATCACATAAAAACAACACAACCATTACCCGCAGCTGCCGTATCCTATTTCAGGCCATCACCATTGCCAATGGAGTCGTATCTATAACCCAGTTTGATGGCGGTATCAAAGCTGCGTTCAAAGGCGCCGACCTTACCGAAACCATGCGGGCGCACCTCTACGAAACGCCAATGCATGAGTATCAATTCCCGACACCGGACTGGACCAACCGAGATTTCGACAACCCAACCAACTACGCGGGCCAGTATCGCCAGATGGCTATTGATGCAGCCAATGGGCTCGACCCACGCATGGTGGTAGCCCCCATTAAAATCACGACCGCAAACATGCCGCTTCAATGGGTTTACGAACGCCAATCACGCGTTAACCAATTCGTCACCTCAATCTATTATCCCCAGCGGATGATGGACACCGAATACATCAATTATTATAACCCCGAAACGGAAGAATTTGCCATCCGGTCAGATACGCCCGCCGTCCGGGGTGAGCCATACGCTATTGTGCACGCACCTATCTTTCCTTTTGCACGTGTGCATTATATGCTTTCAGCAGTGTTTGGAAATGTCTTAGACAACAACGTTTTTGCCACACCCGAACTCGAAGACCTGGTCATACCGTCGATCTACTTCCAGAACTGGAAAAACAACTTCAATCCCCGCGTTCAGTTCAATGGTCCAGACGGTATGATGTTTCGAAATAAGCCGCCATTCGGAACCAACCCCGCGTATCCGCCTGGCTGGCCTACAGACCCCTTTTTCCGCATCAATGATTTTCTTCCGGCTTATCCAGGCCCCGACTTACTGAAAGAATTGCTGAAGCTGTTTTGCGCATCAATGGTCATAAAAAACGGCCGCTTCGCCCTACGCTTCAATAAAGACATCATTTCGGCGCCCATAGCCGCCAATTGGGATAGCAAGCTCATCGGCAAAGCAATCATCTCTACGGAGAAAAAACGAATTTATAAGTATGGATATGATGGCGAAGAGACCTACATCCCTGAAGATGATGTGGAATCGATAAGCACCATCAGTGGTATGCTGTATAATGTTGAAGCGATAGCGCCCGACCCTGGTGAGCAAGTCACCGTGATTTACCACATCACGGAGCACAATAGCTACTATGAAGTCATTGTAGACCAAACCGAAGACGAAAACGGCGACCCGGCCGATAAATACATAACCTATAAGCTTCTCGATGGCGGGTATGGAGCCACTGCCGACACAAATAAAGAAACATTCGATTCTGTAGTGTCGCTTAAGCCCTTGCCCTTGGTGCCACAACAGTACTGGGTTACCGCAGAAAACGACCTCGATAACCATCCCGAATTATACTTTTGGACGGTGCCCGTTTTCGAGGGCGACCGTGGCATCCGGCCGGATGGTGCCAATATCATGTTTCACCGGGGCATGGTAAAAGCTACCAACCTTTTTATTGATCACGAGTACCCATTGCTATCGCCATATCGCAAGGCGCCCGATGGTACATCCGTCGGTAACCTCGAACTAAGGTGGGAAGGCGACGACGGCCTACTCGCCAACTTCCACGCCGATTTCAAGAACTGGATTGAACGCGACCGCGCCCGTGTGAGCAACAACTTCCTGCTCACCGCGCTCGACCTGCATAACCTCGATATTACGTCAAAGGTGCACCTTCATGGCCGCAACTTCTTCATCGAGCGCATACAGGTAAACATCCGGCACAACCGCATCGATCCCGCCTTGGTCAATCTAATCGAAGCCTAAATACCGTGTCCTTTCGTTCCGGACCGTACTGGCGGATATTAGCAGCATACTAAGACGCCCATGAAGGAATTTGTACTACAGAACTTTGACAAGTTCAAAAAATACCCGATACCATTCATCGCGTTGGTATTCATCGCGCTATACATAAACGAGGCGTCCGAGAATCGCGAAGACTACCGCAATTGCCAATCGGAGTTGAAACGTAAGGACATCGAGCTGTCCGCCGCTCATGAGCGCGATAGACAAACCAATCAGCTACTCATGGAGTACGCCTTCGAGCTTCGGATGGTACGAGAACGGCACGGCGAATCAGATTCCACCATAAAAAAAGAAACACAATCAAACGTCAAGAAAATATTGCAATGAAAAGGTTCATCATCGCCTCAGTTATGGTAGCCATGGCTGTCGCACTCTTCATAGTAGGCAGGGCATACCTTAATGAGCTCCGCGAAAACAAAACCCTTGCCGAGGCATTCGAAGCGCAGGTAGCGAAAAACGCCAATCAACCGCTCGAAATCATCAAATACGTCAAAGACACGGTAACCAACCAAGCAGCAGCCACCGTAGCACCCATTGAGACCACAGACTTGTCGTTGTACGTTTCGCGCGGCTATGCCGATACACTTCGTACCGCGTTGAACATTGCTGTAAATAAGATAGAACGACTCGAACGTTTTACAGTCACCCTACAAGATTCAATCGCGGGTATAATAACTACCGATACAAACGGTACCCAGTGGGCGAGCATGAAAGATAATGTATTCGACATTCGCTACAATTTCGCATCAAACATGTTTTACCCTCAGGTATCGCTTAACCTCGACGTTATATCTCACCAATATCGCCCCGGGTTTTTTAAACGAAGGCAAGTCCTATCCACCGTCGTCGCTTACGATAAACGGGTAGACATAAGCAACATTCGCCAAGTAAATAAAATCACCCTTCCAAGCCGTTTCGGACTAGATGTCTTCGCTGGAGCCGTGATGACGCCTGGCGGACTCACGTACGGAGTAGGGGCGGGGTTGGGTTACCGCATCAAAGAGTTTTAATAGTAGCCACATCATGACCATTACCCAGCAGCCATCGGCCGTCAATTTATCTGGCAACCTCGCCGACTTCATTCTCGATGATGTGGCGGCGCCCGTTACCTTCAAACTCTACCAGGGCGCTACTCAGGTATTGGATGAACTATATCATCCCGATGTCAATGGCCGTATCCAAATCAAATTCCGCGAACTGGTGGATATGCTGCTGTATGCCGAAGTGCCCGACTATTCGCAGACCGTATACCATCAGCAGTATGCCTACAGCGAGTTCACCGCCAACATAGCGGAAGAAGACCCAATCGTGTTCACCGTGGTGAAAGGTTTCCTGCAACGGGCCGATTTCGATGTCGATCAGTTCGTGTCATTCAACTGGCTCACCACGCAGCCGACCAATAAGGCGGTTAAATTTCACGACCCCGAATGGCTCACTTGTTATCCGTTGGAGGCAGTCAACGTCCGCATCCGAGCTACATTTTCCAACGGCACCACCCAGACCATCACCTACGCCACGCTCGAAGCAAATAAAGTTCAATCCATCAATCTTAACCCAGGGTTGATCATCGGCCAGTTCAGTGCCGAGCCGGTCAAATGGGATGTGTATACGGAAGCTTCAGGCCAGCAACGCCAATACATCCAAACGTATCGCTATAGCACGGTGTGCGATGAGTACGACGATCTATTCATCTTCCAGAACCGTCTCGGTGGTATCGATACCATCCGTTTCATCGGCACGGCTACCCGCGCGGATAGCACCCTGTTCGAAAACGCGCGGTTTGATGAATACGTTGTCGATTTCTTTGCGGAGCCTGAGCTGGCCATGCAAAAGAGCACCGGTTCCCTAGCCACCCGCGCCGAGCTCGACCACGCGTTAGACTTCTTCCGGTCCATGCGTAAACACCACCTAACCCGCGGTTATATCGCCGGAATATACATCGCTGAAAAACCCGCACTCGAAAGCACAAAAGGCTTACTCAACAATTATCGATTTGGATTTTCATACAGCGATTTCAAGATCGCGTATCCCGAAATAGCCACGCCGCCACAATTATTGGAATTACCCGAATAGATATATCGCCATGTTACAACCGCAATTCAATAAATACCCGAAACCAACGGATTTAAACAGCCTTTACTTTTTGGCACAGCAGGCTTTTGAAGCCGGATTCCGTGGTACCACGTTCATAGAACTGGTGAACTATATTGTCGATTTCCTTCCAGAGCGACTTGCACAATTCCAGATTCTCGATGTAGGTCCGTCCGATTCGCCCGTAGCGACCGATGATATTACCCGGACATATCAACCAACGGAAAGTGGTACGTATGTCAATTTTTTAGACAGTGACAACAATTCTTTGGAAGTGGATTTGACTAATGGTTTTGTTACTATCACTGGGAATGCGGTTGATGGGTTTAAGACCGTAACGACCCCCATCAACCTAGCGGGATACCTCCAGACATCGGAGATAATCAAGACGGCGATTGGATTCCGGATATCCCTAGCTGACCCGGACAGCTTCGTGCTTAATTCCAGAGTGGTAATAGCCGATGGAACGATAATAGGTGACGGTTCTGGTAATTACGTTAGGACCCCGTTTATAGCCATAGACGGCGGTAAGGATGTAGTGATGACCCGGGGCATCAATACGGCACAGTCGATAGCTTTCTATTCATCAGCAAACACCGGTGACTGGATTTCCAGCATAAGCGGCGGACCCGCGCCCACGACCACGATAACTCCGCCACCGGGCACCACGCACATGATGACCAACCCTTCGACGCAAAGCTCGACAAGGGCGGCGGATATAGCGGCATTTGGCATCTACCAAGACGGGGAGCCAGTGATAGGCACGATAGAAGGGGTAAGTCTGTTGGCTAAGGGGTTAAGTAGTAAGACAGATATAATAACGCAACCGTCCATCCTGTACAGGAATGATAGCGAGAACATCTATTCGGTCGGGCAGGTACAAGATGACATGTACGTATTCTCTTCGGGGGCGTTAGGAGTGGGCGCCAGTAGGCCAATTACCGATTATTCAATGGCCCGTGTGCCAATTGACCGCAGTAAGGGCACGGAAGTGTCATGGCTACGACTGGCTACGCCCGGAACATTTGGCTTTTTCTTCGACGCCAACCACAGGCCGATATCCGGTATAACCGGCCTCAATTCCGAGCCTACGGGTACGGCAGCTATTCCAGAAGGCGCGGAGTGGCTATATGTGAACGTGTCTCAACAACCACTCGCCAGGGACAAGCAGAAGAACCAGATGACCATCGTCTACGGAGACACCATTCCTACGGAGCATATCCCGCAACGTTCACTATCTGCGGTAGGCAGCACACTCATCTCTCATCCTTACTCGGGCAAGACGGTAGTCGCCATCGGTGACAGTATAACCACATATGAGCGAATCGAGCCGGATACACAGAACACCGATAGCAATTACGTGGTCAGGATGTGCAGCGAGGTCGGTGCATTGCTTCTAGAAAACTATTCGATAGGAGGTAGCACGATAAGCCAGAGATCGTCAGACCCGACTGGCCGCAATCCAATCAGCATCCGCTATGTTGATATGCGCGATGACGCAGATTTGATTATTGTGTCGGCAGGAACTAACGACTGCACACACGCATGGACGCCGTTGGGGGCTTTCGAGGATTCAACGGTTAATACCTTTTATGGGGCAATGCATGTGCTTTGTGAAGGCCTTAAAGAGAAATACGTAGGTGGCCAAATAATATTTTTAACGCCAATAAGGAGATACCACGCTCCTGCGGGTATGACGACACCCACATCGCCCAACGCCAACGGTGAGACGCCACAGCAATATGTCGATGCAATCATTGAGGTGTGCAACTACTACGGCATACCGGTTCTTGACAATTACCGTACATGTATCCTGAATCCTTTTATTTCCGAATACAGAAGTGAGTATATGAGTGACGGTACCCACCCGAACGCGGCCGGACATATTATCATGAAGGATAGGCTTGTTAACTTTTTAAGGCAGTTGTGACTTAACTGATTCCTTTCACGCGCCCCCTTCCCGCCACATCCTCAAACCCCTCCTGCAATTTCATGACCTGAGCCATATTATATTCCTCATCCAGGTGAGCATAACGCTCGGTGGTTGCTATTTTCTTGTGGCCCATAATTTTTTTGAGCCCATACAGGTTGCCAGATGTCGTCATGTAAAGATAACCAAAGGTGTGCCGGCCAACATGGCTCTTTAAATTCTTGCGGATTTCAGCTTTTATTGCCAATTCTTTGAGCGTCCGGTTATATTCCTGCTCACTTGGCAATTCGAAGAAAGTTTTTGCGGTATCATCCACCAACGACTTTGCCATTGCATTCAGTGGGATGTGCACAGTAGTCGGCGACTTGCGCCGATTTTTCCACTGCGTAAAAACGAGTAAGTCATCTGTAACCAACCATTCCGAGTTTGAACGATATAGATCAGAAATCCGAAGACTGGTAAAACACGTAAAAAGAAACGCCTTTAATACGTTCCGTTGCACTTCCGTAAGACGCCCCGATCTTAGCACAATCATCATCCGCCTGAGCTCATCCCTATTCAGAAAAACAGTTTCCTCTTCCGGTGGTGGATTTGGAAATTCAACCGCCTCTTCCGATACGTATATTTGTGGGTCGTCACTTGCCAGCTTTAAGTAAGCTTTTAAATCTTTCATTCGCCGCCATATTGTCCCCGGTTTCCGGTATCTAGGTGGCTTATCTTGCGCGGCGATATTCTTGCTTTGCAGGTGTATTTTAAACCCATTCATCCACTTCGTATCCAGTTCCGAAAACGAAATGAATTCCTTATAATCGGTTAGTAGATTAATCAGTGTACCCGCGCTTTCTTTAGTTTCGGCAGAAATATCGCCGTCTTTGAACCGCTCCCTACTGGCCAATTCGATGTATCGAACCACTGATTTGGTCGGGTCAGCAAATTTTAACGCTCGCCTAAACAGTTTAATGGTCAAAGCCTGGTTAGACAGCCGGTAACGTTTCGCGATGTCGTTATATTTGGCACGCTCCGACATGATGATCATGTTATAATCATTCACATCCGGATCATCGCGGAACCTGGGAAGCAATACGCTGGCCTTACAGTCCACCTTATCGGCTGGCCACCGCAGCTTTAATGGAAAATTGTCGTCTTCGTACCGGCCGGGCACACTGATATACACGTATAGGTAAATCGAGACCTCACCGGTCTTTTTTGAAATCGCATGTTTATGGAAAAACAGCCTGCTAGAAAAGGAAAACATTTTGGTTTCTACAACAGATTCAACCAT